CACCGAAGCCCCCACCGCCAAATGCAACTGCCAGCACTGCAACGGCCGTATCGCTTTTGACCCTGAACAATTCACCGCCCAGGGCGCAACCGCCGCCGGCTCGCTCGGCCCCACAGTCACCTGCCCGCACTGCGGCATGGACACCATTGTCTTTCTGCCTCACAGCGACGCGGGCCGGCCCACCGTTACAGTCGCCCCGCCGCGCACCAACACTCGCCGGCGCATCGGCGTAATTCTGGCCAGTGTCCTTGGTCTCCTGCTGCTAACCAGCTTTATCGCTCTTCTGGCGCGCAACGAATCCGTTCAACAGACAACCGCCCTCGCAGGAGGAAGTGTGATCGCCATGGTCCTCTTCGGCATCCTCTTTCTAATCGCCCTTTTGTGGCTGCTCTTTCCGGTTTTCATGTACTTCGGCATGAACCGTCTGGAGAAACTCCTGGAGCAAATCGAGCGCAACACCCGCACCCCATAGAACCCTTACCCCATGTAACCCCATCATTCTCATACCGTCCCATCACCATGAACACACCCACCGTCCCCCGCTTCGCAGTCACCTTCCCCAACGGCCGCCCCCAGGTCCGCCCTCTGCCATCTGCCATAGACCATGTGCCATCGCCCCGCGATCGCCGTCCCGGCGAGGAAGTCCTCGTTGGCGCCGGCAAAGTCCAACTCTTCGGCCGCGCCCCCGGCCCTTGGACCATCGCCTGGTATGAAGCCGAATCCTCTCCCCGCCACCGCACCACGCGCGCCAGCCACAAAAAAGCCAAAGCCCTCTTCGAGCGGAAGATCAAAGAGTTGAGCAACCGCGCCACCGGCCTCCGCGAACTCAGCCCCCAGGACGGCGCCACTCACCTGCAAGCCCTGGACAACCTCTCGCCCACCGGCCAATCACTCATCACCGCCACCGCCGAACACGCCCGCCGCGAGAAGATCCTCAAGGACAAGCAAATCACCTTTGACGCCCTCGTCGGATTCTGGGATGAGAACCGCCCGCGCATTGCCACCGCCCAACCCCTGCCCCGCGTCGTAGATGAATACCTGGCCGATCGCCAAGGCCAGCTCAGCAAAGATCACCACGCCCACCGCACCCACCAGCTCAACAAACTCGCTCACTGGTACACCGGCCCCATCCATCAACTCCAGCGCGTGGACGTGGACATCTGGCTGAAAAGCCTCGGAGTCGGCCCCATCACCCGCCGCGGCTACAAAGAAGCCGCCCGCGAGTTGGTCCGCTATGCCGAGGCCTGCGGCTACGTCGGCCCAAACAACCCGCTCCTCGCCCGCGCCAAAGCCGACCGCCAGGTTGTCCGGGAAATCAAGATCCTCACCATTGACCAGGTCACCGCCCTCCTCACCATCCGCCAGCACGACGAAGAACAAGGCCGCGCCCAAAAGAGCCTGGTCCCCTTCCTGGCCATCCAACTCTTCGCCGGCCTCCGCCACAGTGAAGCCGCCCGCCTCGACTGGCGCGACATCCATTTTGGCGAGCATTCCATCTACGTCCCCAAAGCCATCGGCAAGGGAGGCAACGCCCGCGTCGCTCCCATCAGCGAAAACCTCGCCGCCTGGCTAAAGTCCTACGCGAGGCGCAGCGGCCCAGTTACCAGCCTCAGCCAGATCAGCGGCGCCCTCACCAAAGCCAAGCGCAACGCAAACATTCCAGCCGGCGATGGTGAGACGAAGAACATCCTCCGGCACACCGCCATCAGCTACCGCATGGCCGCAATCCAAGACATCGCCAAAGTCGCCCTGCAATCCGGCAACAGCCCCGCGATAATCCGAAAGCACTACGGCCGCCCAATGCCCCAGGAAGAAGGCAAGCGCCTCTTCACCATCTACCCGGCCGACACCAAGCAACCCCGCCTCCCCGGACTGTGACAACAAAAGTGACCCCGGGGTCACAAACGCCCCCGCGATTCCTGTCACGATCCAGTCACGAATTCCAAGTGACCCCCTCCGGACCCGCAAAAAGATGGTGCGCGATAGAGGGTTTAAACCTCTATCGCGCACCATTTCCAAGACCCCAGAAAACGCACGGCAGGCCGTGTTCCACGTGGCATACTGCCCATTTGGCTATTATCCCCAAACGGCCTGCAAAGTGTCAACCGGTGACATGCGGTGCCACTTTCCAGTCACGTCCTGTCACGAACGCCCCGATCCGCCCGCCCGAGTGACCCCGGGGTCACTTTGCCTGGCCAGAGAAAGATTACCGGTTGGAGGGGGTCTTTGCGATTAACCAAGGGGAAGTCTGCAGACGCCTGTAAGCCCCAGAAGCTTCAGGAGCTAACGGACCATGTCAGCACACGTCCGCCTGGGGAATCGCCCGCCAGAGAGCCTGCCAGCGCGCCGGGTGCCCCCTGGCGCGAATCAGGGGCAGAGGTTGCGCGCAAACCCTGCCCGCCTCAATCCGCGCGTTGCGGGATATGGGCCGGCTTGCCCTGCTCCGCGATATAGGTTTCGGCAGCCGCGATAGCGAACATCAAACACTCTGCTGAACGGTGCAACGGTACATTCACGTTATCAGCCTCCATCGAGGGCTTCATCCGCCGATCGGCGTCGATCAGGGCCTGTTCGGCAACCCTCATCAATTTGAGCGCGGTCCTCATACGCTAACCGGAGTGGGCTTGGTCCAGCGCCTTGCGATCTTCCGCAATCGCCGTCCACCCACCAACCCGCACCCCGTCATAAATCTCCAGGCACGTCGCCTCCGGCACGCCCAGCGACCGCATGGCCTCTAGCAGGATGCCATCGCAGTAATCCTGTGGCAGGTACGTGTAGCGGTAGAGATAGTCGTGCAGCACGGCCGCCAGCCAGTACTTGCCAAACGGTGGCAGCAGGGGCCACGTAGCGCGCGGCGTGCTCGCCCCGTCTGTGGTGGTGCCCGCCGGCGCCGTGATGATCGTCCCGGCATTGGTCTGGTACCGCAGCGGCTCCGCCAGTGTGAAATTCTGGCCATCGCCGGTCCGCACCAGGAGACTCTCTTGGAGGAATTTCATGGCGCCAGGTGTTGCCGGTAGTAGAAACTCATCAGCGCAAACGCCCCCATGCCATCGCTGGTGATAATGAAGGTGTTTGTGCCCGTCGGCGAGATCCACCGCGGCGACGTCATCGGCGGATTCAGCCGCGCGCCATAAAGCCGCACCAGGTTGGTGTAGCGCTCGCTGAACAGCGGCGTGACGACGCAGCCCCGGTCCGGCAGCACCTGCAGCACGCCCGAGTTCGCCACCCCGCCATCGAGCGACGGCCCGGCTGGCCGAACGATGCGCGGGGATACTGTGCATCCCACCAGTATCAGGAGGCTAAGCGCAAAGAAGCTGAATCGCATTCAAGTCCCCTTTCTCCAAGGCAGCCTTGATGGCATCCTTGAGCGCCTGCACCTGGGCCGCTTCTTTCGCCACGACTTCCGCCGGCGTATTCAACTGCGCATCCTTTTGCAGCGCCAGCTTGCCCACGTCGTCTGCCACCTGCAGCGCTCCCGTTATTGCGTCCACGGCCATGACCTACTGACCCGCCAAGCCGGTGACCAGGCCCTCAGAGACCGCCCGGGTGATTGCCAACGCGATTTGCCCGCCAACCATGGGCCCGTACTTCGCCAAAAGCTGCTGCTCCAAGGCGCTCACAGTACTGAGCAACGAGGTCACCTCAGTGTTGAGCACCGGGTTGGCGTTGCCGCCCAAGAGGCCAATCACCTGCGCTGTGGTATTCGTGTTGGCCCCGTTCAAGATGCCGTCCAATGCCACCGCCGCGTCTTTCAGGGCCGGAATCGAACCCGGCTCCTTAGCCACGACTACCGACACCGCCCCGGCCGTGATGCCCTGCAGGACGCCGCAGTCCAGTGTCAGATTGGCCTGGTTCACCGTGACGACCGTGTTGGTGACGGGCAAATAACCCGCGCCGGTGACACTATTTGTCCCCCCAGGCGTCACGGTCGTGGTCTTGCTGGTCATGCAGCCGGTCAGGCATCCAGAAAGCAGCGCCGCGGCCAAGGTGGAGAGAAGGAGGAATTTCATTTTCATAATCATTGCATTTGTGATTTATGAAAGAGCGAGACCGTCAACGCGTGAGCTGGTACCCAACGCGCCAGCAACGCCCCCCGGGAATTGGGCCGCAATTCGTCACGGCCAGGTCCGCAAATTCGTGGTGGACTCAATCGTGGTCTGCCAGCCCGGCCAGCCGGCTAGATTGGTGGCCACCATCGGGGGATTGTTCCAGGCCAGGTGTTCGCTGGCCGGAGCGACCGCCGCGGCCAAAATCAGGAATGCCACGCCGCGAGCTTTCGCGAGCATAAGGTTACCGCGGCACAGTCGGCTCTGCGGGCGAAGTAGGTTTCGGCGTGTTGGTCCCGTTCATCACCGCATTCCACACGCCGCGCAAACCGCCATGGGTTTGCCAGCCATACCAGCCGCGCTTGATGTAGGGCAGCAGCAGGAATCCACCAATGACGTAGGGCGTCCACTTGGACGGGATGAGTTTGGTGATCTCAGGATCAATTTGGGCGATCACTGCTTGTCCCTCCGCGCCACCCGCCGCCATTGCCAAACCGTATAAGCGGCCGAAAGCAGGATGAGTCCGAACTCCGCCCATTCTTTGAGCGTCACGATATTGATCGTCGCCAGCACCGCGCTATTCGGAATCACGACCTTAAGCGTGTCCGCCAGCGTGTCGTCAAAAACCTTTGCGGCCCGGTCCAGCATTCACCAGCCGGAATCCGTCAACGTCGCAGGCCCGCTCTACCTCAGTGCCGGCCAATTCGTCAGTGCCGCAAAACTCAACTGATAATCCGTCCCGGCAGAATTGTTGGTCGAGAGCTGGTGCATGGCCGCGTTGATCGTCGCGCTCTGCAGCGCGTAATCCGGTCCGGATATTCCCGTGGTATAGGCCGAGACCAAAACAAGCTGGTTGCCGACCAGCAATCGAATCGGCGTCGAGGAGTCCCCCGACCGCCCATAGCAATTGGCGAGTGGGTCCGCGCAGGAGGTCCAGTTAGTCCCGACGCCACTGGCCGCCGGCAGATCGCCGCGAAACTCCACGCCGAACATGCTGCCAAAAATCACCCCCACCCCAAACACCAGCGAGTCCTGGTTTGCGCCGATCCCCTGCACCGTCTGGCCCGGGTCGAGCCAGTTCGTATAATTGATCGGCAGCAACGGCAGAAACCCCACCGACGCCGGCAAGTCCGCATCCAGAATCCCCACGGTCGTATCGCTGTTCGGCAGGTTCGTTATCTGCAAACTCCGGCGGATGTAAACCACTCCGTTGGTGTCCACGAACACCGTCGAAGAAATCCCCAGGAACAGATGCGACCAGGTGACGTGCGACGCGCAAAGGTAGTGGCGGGGCGAGATCATCGTGATATGCCACGTGCCATCGTCCGAGGCATTCGTAACGCAATCCCCCAAACACGTCGCGCTCAGCCCCTGCACTCCGGCCAGCCAGCAATTCGTGCTCAGCTTCGCCTGGTAGCAGATCCCGTACTGGTCAAACCCACACGGCGGCCCTGGCTCCAGGAATTGCATCGCCGAGAGCGCATTGGTGAACCCCGAGGTCCGCGCGACGGCATTGGTGGATAGATGGTACGCCAGCGTCCGCGTCACATCCGGCAGCACCGCGTTCGTATTGATGCCATCAATCACCCTTCCAACCAGCGCCCCGGCAATGCTGAAGCTGTTCAAGACGGGATTGGTTTGCGCCTGCGCGATTCCAGCGCAGAGCAGGAAGACGGCTAGGATGGGGAGGCGGAGATTCATCAATTTGGGCTGTAGTAGAGGTTGGTTCCCGTCGAATCCACCCGCAAGTAGTAGCCGGCGTGGGGAGCGTTGGTGGTTTGTAGATTCGCAGGGCCGATGTTGATCAAACGAGCGAGCGGAACTGTGCCTGTTGCCAGCGCCGATGCGTTCAGGTTGGTCATGCTGGAGCCGTTGCCAACAGGAGCGCCGTGAATGTAATTTTGCCCCAATGAGCCGACGAACATTCCTTGATCCGAACTCACTATTAAATTGCCGTCGTCGTCTATATAAATCTCGCTCTCGACAGTAGCGTCGTCCACAACTTTAGACAGCATTAGACTTTCTGTAACGGTCGGGTCCACAAGTGTTACCCCGCTCTGCCCATTCGTAATCCCCGCTGCCGTCACCGCATTCGTCGGCATCCGTGCCCAATCCCCCAGGGAGCCAGGCAGGGCGGACGGCGGGATGTTGGTCGTGAAGAGCAGCGCGTTCATCCCGCTAATGGAGACCCCCAGCCCGGTTCCGGGAATGAGTGTCAATCCGCCTCCCATCGCCCAAATCGAGGCAAACCGCGCATCCGCCTGAGTCATCGAGTAAGCCGGAATCTGCGAGCCTGCCAGCACGTAAGCCGACGCCACGCAATTGCTCGCATAGATCAGCCCATTCGTTGCCGGGATCGTGAACCAGTTGGTCGTTGCCTGCCATACTCCCTGGAATTCCCCGCGGTATAGTCCCGCCAGCATGTTGGTGGCCGTCGCCAGCCCGTGCATGTCCGTCAAATAAACCCGACGGTCCAAAGTCGTCATACCCATCGGGCTGGTGGAGGGCACGTACAACGGATAAAGGTAGAGCTTCCGCACCGTCTGCGGTGTCTGCCCAAAATCGCTGTAAGAGAAACAGACCTGGTTGGACTGCGCGCGCGCTGCAGGGGCCAGCGCGCCAACAAAGCAAACCATCACCGTCAGGATTAATCGTTTCATAAAAGAGGGATAACTAAGCCGGCTTGACCGGGGCTTGCGTGGCCGACCGTGCAGCCGGAGTCAACGGCGCCCGCTCCATCGTTTTTCTTGGCAGCGAATACTCGTTCGCCAACTTGAACATCAGCGCCCGTCGGAATCGCAGGTCCAATTCCGATGGCACGCCAATCGTGGTGTTGGCCTCATAGAGCCGGACAATTTGCGCGCGCTCGATGAGCTCTTCTTTGGTGGCCATAACACCAACGGCATTCAGTCAACCCAACCCTCTGCAGACCTGCACGCCTCGGCTATCGGCTATCCGGCGATTGGTGATCATGGCCCAAACGGCTTCGTGTAGGTGCTGGTGCCATTGGTCGAGCCGGTGACGAAGAAAAACCCATTGCTCAACCAAAGCCGGCCGCCCCGCTGGTTGCCCAGGTCTCCTATCGTCGGCGTGTTGGTCTGCGTGTAGAGCTGGAGCGCCCCGCCGATGTTCACTGGCGCATTGATGCTCACCGAGTTTTTCGCGGGCAGGCCCGCCCGGAAAAACTGAACCGGCGAGGCCGCGTTGAACGGAATCGTGAAGGTCACTTCCCCGCTATTGGTGGCCATGGTGTAATTGGTGAAGGTCGTCCAGCCGTTCAGCAACACCAGGTTGGTGCTGGCCTGCAGGTTCCAGCCGGACAGCAGTCCGCTTTGCGCAACCGACAGCAGCACATTGGTTCCCGTGCCGTCCAGCGCCAGCCCGTCGATATGTATCCACAGCCCGGCGCTGCCAATGTCGATCAGCGTCTGAGCGTTCCTCAGCAGCGTGACGTGAAACGTGTTGCTGGCGTCCATGCTCGTCAGGAACGGCGAGAGCGTATTAGCCACCGCGGCCTCTAGGGAACGCTTGTTCACCGCGTCCGTTGGGTTCGCTGGGTCCGGGAAAGCATTGAACTGCCCAAAGTAGCTGTTAGTCCGCCCGACCAGCTCCGGATGATCAATGCCATAGATCACCAGCGAGCCAGCGTTCCCAGCCGTGCCCACCACAGCCACCGAAACGTTGGTAAAGATGCTCGCAAAGCGCGTAGCCAAAAACCAAGCGTTGGTGCCCGTGTAACTCAGCCAGACCGCTTCAACTTCATTCGTGGGCGTGGCAAAATCGCCTCCGCCCAGCAACGGTGTCGTCAGGGCAAAATCGTAGAACTGCGAGATCCGGCCGATGTAGTTGCTGCCCGAAAAGTTGAGCGGGTTAACGTTGGTCACCACATACTGAGCACTCGACAGCACCGTGTTGCTGAAGACCATCGCTGTGACAGAATTTGTGCCGGACGCTCCCGCCGGCAACCCCAATTGGAATAACCCGGCGACGCCCCCATAATTCACGCAGTAGGCAGTGGCCCCGGGCGCGAGCGTCACGGTGTTGGTAAAAACAATCGCATTGCTCGATCGTATCTGACTGGCCAGCAGCGCCGTGTTGTGGTTGATCTTGTTCCAAATGACGAGATAGCTGTCCCGTGCTGGGTCCGTGCCATTCGTGCCACAAAAGATGTTGGTGGTGTACGGCAGCGCGTAAAACAGATTGGTTGAATACGTGAAGTCTTGGGCCGAAGCGGTCCACGCGAAAAGTAGGGCGACAATAGAGAGAAGTGTTTTCATGCTTTATGGGCCACACCCGACGCATGGCCGCTGTTTTGTGACTCGGAATATTTCATTGGCCAGGGCATCCTCAAGGTTGCCCGCGCTGATTTCTGGTCTGCTTTCCGGCTTCCGTTTCTTCGGAGGCCGCATCGCGAAAACCTTGGTGGTGGTGGGGGCTTTACTCAGCATGACACAAATTGGCTGTAGGTTGTCCCGAACCGTCCGCTGCCCGCAATGTTCGCGCAGGCTTTGAGGTAAAATCCGTATGCCGTCCAGACTGATCCAAATCCTCCCGACACGTCCCCAATGGGTATGCCTGGAGGCCCCACTTCTGGCATGATGAGATTCTTGGTCACATCAAAGGCCAACGATAATGCTCCGGGCAATGTAGGCGCACCCTCGTTCTTCGCCCAGCCGAGATTGGCGGGATAGGTTGCCCGCGCTTCCACCAGCGGCCGGGCCGGGTAATACCGAATGAATGGCGGGTCATCCTCGTCGCCTGAATCCGGTTGCCCGCTGCCGTCGTCCTCTATCCACTGAAAAGCGCCGGTGCAGTCCGGTGCAAATGGCGCCTGCCAAAACGGGTCAACCATCGTCGTTTGAACCACCCCAATCCAGTAGGCAAAAAAACTGTCGTCAAACTGGAAAGTGCCTGGCATCGGAAAGAGTTGCTGATTCCTGAAAGACTCTCGGGGCGCGGACGGCGGCGGCTGTGGATCTGACGGCTGCCCACTGCCGCTGTCCACCAGCGGCGAATAAAACGGCACGAAGCCAATCACCGCCGGGCAGCATGGCGAAAGCCGAATGTTCTGACTTTGAATGTTGACGGGTAGGATAGTCGGCTGGCCGCTGCCGAGATTGGCCCCGTTCCAAGTCGGTACCGTTCCGGTGTAGCCCGTCTGGGCCGCCCGGTTATTCCAAAGCCACTGCATCTGCACGAAGTCCCCCTTGGGCCGGTTATCGTCATACTCAGGCTTGAACGCACCGCCGGAAAAGTGCAGGTGTGGAATGAGGAAAGCTGCGGTGTGTTTGTCGCCCACGGCATAAGCCACCGCTCCAACCGGCACCATGCCGCCCGTCGTCCAGGTGACAGTGCCATCCATAGTCGTCCCGGCCAGCGTCGGGTTCCACGTCGGTGCGCTGCCGCCGCTTGTGCCCCCGCTCGTCGCCGTAAAGATTTGCTGCCCCACGAGGATCTTCTGTCCGGTGGCAAACGCCATCCCCGCCGCCCATGCGCCGTACTTTGTCAGCGTTACTGCGCTGCCGGCGGACGCGTGCGGGTTTCCATTGCCGGCATCCGGCGCATAGAGGTCCACTGAGAGCGTCGGGTTTCCGCTCAGCGCCAGCCAATAGGGCGTCGCCGGCATGACAAAGTTGGTATTGGTCGTACCGTCATACGTGGCCGCGCACGCCAGCAGCCCGAAAGGCGGCGCCGCCCAAAACCGCATCATGCCCGCATAGCCGGCCCCGAGGTCCGCCCCGTCCGGAATCTCACTCAGCTTGGTTCCCAGCGTCATGCTGGTGCCGCTCACTGTGATGTTGTAAATCCCGGACCCACCCAGCATAGCAACCCCTGTCACCAGGGGATTCGTCGCATTGTTCGTTGGCGTGATCGTGTAAGGTCCCGCCCCCGTAACGCATTGGACCGTCGTCTGGTCCACCGCGAACTTGTCCAACCCATAAGGCCGTCCGAAGTTCACGCTCTGCCAGATTTCCTTGGCCTCGATATACTTCCCGCCCGTCAGCACACTGCCCTTTTCGCGCAGCCAGGCTTGCGGCAGGTTCCCGTCAGCCGGTGTCCCCTCATCACCAATGGAAGCCAGATAATCAAACTGCGCGGCTTGCTGGTCCTGCCAGCGCACAGTTGCCGTGGGGAGCAGTCCATCGCTATACCCGCCATGCTCCGTGATATACCAAATATACGTCCCCGGATTGTCAAACTCCTCCAGGCGCTGCGTTTTGGCAAAGTTGAACCAGAAATGGCGGTCGCTCCCGGCTGCGTTGTGCGTCACCATCGCGCCGCTCCGCAGCGGCGTTTTCAGGATGTTTCCGCCCGTCGCAATCGGGAACCCCTCAAATCCGCCGCTGGGGGTCTGCCAGGTGTAATTGTTCGGGTCCAGCATCGGGCGCTGCGGCCAGGAGCCATCTCCGTTCTGGGCCTGACTGTAATCGTTCATCGTCCCGTACGTCGGCGTTGGTTGCGATGGGCCAACCTCGTCAAAAACCATCAAGGGCGCATTCGCCAGTTCCTCATCGGTGCGGAACGGATAGAGCGTATCGCTGGTCAAATCCCATTGCGCCATCAGCGCCTGCCAATCGGAATAGCAGTCCGCTGAAGTGTACGGATCGCTCAGAGTTACCGAACCGGAATCAACCTCGCTCATGGATGTTCCGTTGTTTTGATCGGTAATCGTATAGGAGTAATTGTAGGTCAAACCCGTGTTTCCCCAGACAACCGACTCCCTCAAAGTATAGGTCGTTGAAAGAAAGCCGGGGGCGTTATAGACAATATCGACCGTCCTCGAACAAGAACCACCTGGATCAATACTAATGGTGGAAACCGCTGTCGTCCAAGTATCCCCGGCATCGGCGGTAAAAGTCCATGAATTTGGACCGCTTGCCGCCACCGTTCCAGTGGCCACTCCGAAAAGAAAAGTGTTGGTGAACCATCTGTCTTCAAACATTCCTATGATCGAGTCATGGCTTAATCCTTGGAGTAGCGTAAAAATCTCGCTGGCGTCGATGTAGTCCTGCGGGTCGGGCGTGTATTCTGAACTGAAGGATTGAATCCCACTATAGCGTCCAACGGTAGCCGTCGCAGACACCGATGAGCTTGTATCTGGGGTTGGAGGAGTGAGTGGATTAAAAGTTCCGCTTACTGACCAGCGCCTTGATCCCTCAATCTTGGAGGTCAGGTATCGCACTTGCGGGGCCGCATTATTAAACCCGTTTGCCGACGAGAAATATCCACCCCCGCTATCAGTAGAACCAGTCGCGCAACTCACCGAAGCAATCGGAGTAGGGTCATTCCGGTCGTTCAGCCCCAGCACGCCATGCCACATTTTTTGAGCCACATTCCACTTCCCTCCGATCTTGTGGCACTTCTTGAAACTCAATCTGCCGGACTGGCTGTAGCAGTTGTGATCGTAGCTCACCACCGGCGCGGCCCCGCAAGCCAGAATGTCGTTCACCGTGTCGGTGATTTCCTGCGCGCTCAGGCCGAGCAAATCCCCCGCCATTATCCATGCGCCACAAGTTCCGGGTGGCGATGTCGGGCAGGTATTCGGTCCCTCTGGCCCGCCGTCAAAGGTGGTATCGTTGCGCGGAAAGGGCGCGACGCTGCCAATGGTCGGCGGAGTCGCCCCATCCGCCGCCCGCACCCGCGTCACATTCTGCCAATGCGGCGCGGTGTCGCAGCCGCTCATGTGGTTCGGATGGCTGTAAACAATCGAACCACCGGGCGGGAGCCGATACGGCAATGCGTAGTTGCCAGCCATACCTCAACAAACCGATTTCCAGAGCAGCCAATAAACCGTGTCTTCATCGTCCCCATCCAAGTCCCCCTCCAATGGGGAACCGCTGGGCACTTCCCCACCGCTACCGATTGGCGGGTCCTGGGGAACATGGTAGCCCGAGGCCGTCTTGGCCGGCACGGCCAGCAACGCCTGCCAAATGCCCGGCGTCGCCTGCATAATTGTCGCCGAGACCAAATCAGTCAACCCAACCGTCGCCAGCGGGTTCTGCGGCGAGATATAGACAAAGGTGTTTGCGGACACAGTTACGGTCGGGTCCAATTCCTTCATTGGAGTTTGCCACCCAAACCCGCTTCCACCAGTCCCGCCTTTTTTCTTCACCACCGAAACGCCCCGCGTCGTGCGATTCGTCGCCGAGTCGGGCGTGTCGATGGTTCGCAACGCTCCCAACCGGCGCTGCACCCAGCGCGCCCAGTTGTGGAATTGGGAATCACCCGCCGGCAATGGAGGAGGGGTATCGAGCATATCACGAGGTCACGGGATCGTAATAGTAAGTGCTCCACTGCTCAAGCCAGTACTCCGTGACGATCTCGATCCGGCCGCCGGCTGTGCTCGACTCGCTGCTAGGCAGTTTGCGCCAGCTCCACAGATAGCCCGCCTGGGCCGGCGGCGCCGGGATGTTCTGGATCTTATAGACCAGCCGCGGCGGCAGCGAAATCACCCAATAGAGCGGGTTAGTGACTTCCGCCAGCAACTGCTGTGTCGTGTAGATCTGCTCGACGTTCTGGTCGGAAACGTTGGTCGAGTAGGCCGCGCTCACATTGGTCGTGTGCCGCAGCACGTACTGCCCCAGGTAGAAATGCGTGCTGCCGGATGAGCAAAGCCCGTAGCAGGCCGCATGGTTGGCATACTGTGTAGGCGACCAGCCCGCGAGCGGGTTCGGCGTCATCGCCCGCATGTCATCGAGGCACTCCCGCAACGCCTTGCCATCCTGGACATGCCGGTCACTGATAACCGACGGGTCCGATCCGATGATCAAAGTTTTTTTGTGGGCCCAGCCGGACTTTTGCAGTTCGTTGCAAGGCATCTCCCAACGATCGACGGGCGCCCCGGCCTGCGTCGGGTCCAGGCTGCCGCCGACAATCTCAATCTCCAACGTGACAGTGGTGCCTGTGGAGTTGGTGTTATAGGGCATCTGGAGCAGCACCGCCTGCGCGGCCAGGGTGTCCACCTGAGCCTGGTTGATGCACTTCCAGACCGCAAAGCGTGTCGGGCCCCGGACTGGGTCCCAGGCGAGCCGGTCGGGCTGCCGGACCGGCAAAGACGTGCCTTTAGCTCCATAGGGTAGTGACATCAAAAGCCTCCAATTGTGGTGCGCTTATCCGAATGCGTCTTGCCGGCGATGCTCGCCACGTGCTTCTCAATCGCCTGGATCAGCGTGTAGTTGCGGTCCGCCGGCCCCGCGTAGGCTCCGGCCCGCTGCAACGCGTTCGTGTCCGGCTTAGTGCGTCGCAGGCTCGCCTCTTCTCCCTTGAGCAGCCGCTGAATCTCGATATTGGCTTCCGCGAGCTTATTGTTGCGCTCTTGCGCATCCGCCTGGCCTTGCGCGGTGGTGAGATCAAACGTCTCCTTGAGCAACCCATTGCGCCGCGCCTCGAGGGCCGCAAGCTTCTCCGCGTCATTCATGCCGCCCTCGACAAACTGCTTGTTGAGGGACATCTGCCGTTCGATCAAATGCACCAACCGCTCCCGCTGATGCTCTTCCTCTTTGAGCAGCTCCTTCTTTACGTCAGCGGCTTCCGAAGCCGCCGCGGCCTCGGCCTTAGCCGCGTCATTCAAGCCCAGCGGCTTGGCCATCTTCTCCCCCTTCGCCCCATAAGCATCCAACGAAAGGCCGCCCGAGAAAGTCGTCGCCACATTCTTGAAAAAGCCGTCCAGCTCGACGACGCCCTTTTCAAACCAGTGATGCATGGTCTTGCCGCCCTCGGCGATCACCGCGCCGGCTTCGCGCGCCGTCTGCAGGTCTTCCTTGGAAAGCGCGTTCGGATTCTTCTCTGAGAACAGCCCGCCGCGCATGGCCGGCAGCAGCTCGTCCGCCGACTTGCCCATCGTCTTGATGGTGGCCACGAGCTTTTCGCCGTTCATCGAAGCCCCGTCCATCCCCGCGGCGATCGCCGCGAACAATTGGTCCGGGCTTTTGCTTTGGAGATCGTCGATGCTGACACCGAGCATCGCGAAGTGAGCCACCAACTCCTTGTTACCATGCAGCGCCTCATCGGCATTCACCGCCAGCTTGCGGTATGCGCCGTAGAGCGCCTCGATGGACGAGCCCCCTTTCTCCGCCGCGAGCTGCAGGTCCTGAAAGCGCGACGTGCCAATGTCCATCCGCGCCGATCCGATTTGGATTTCCTTGGCCTCGGCTGCCACCTCCTTGACGGCATCGAACATTTTCTTGGCCGCCAAAAAGATGCCGGCGGCCGTCAAGCCCGCCGCGACCTTGCCGCCCAGCGTGGACCCAATGTCCCCGCCCTTCCGGGACGCCTCGCCCTTAGCCTGGTCCAGCCCGGAAGAGAACCCGCTGCGATCCAGCCCCAGAATGGCCAGCAGACTAGGCACGCGCTACCTCCTCGGCCTTCGGACTTCGGCCTTCGGATTTCCGCGCCGCCGCGGCGCGGTCCTGTTCTTCGCACCAGGCGTTGAAATCAATCTCCCCTTCGTTCAGCACGTCGAGCCGCCCTTGGGCTTCCCAGTAAGCGCACCAGCGCCACTGCGCCAGGCCCAGCGGGTAATCCCAAGCCGCACTCTCGCTCAGCCCGGCGTCCTGCATGATGAACCGATGCAGCCGCAGGAGGAAGGGGCTGCCCGGCTCGCGTCCGGTCACATCCGCCGGCGTTTGGCATGGGGGCCAGGAAGATCCCGCCTTGCGGTAGGCCTCAAATTGCCGCCCGACCAGGTCGAGGTCCTGGGTGCGCGCGTGCCGTCCCCAAAGCCATACCTTCAGCTCGACAAGCAGCTCGGATTCAAGCCGCTCGGTTTCCTCCCATGAATGCGCGCAGATCCACACGCCTTGCAGGGTCGCGCCGTAAAGCCGCGCCAGGCGCGCGCAGAGATCGTTGGCGCCGAGCTTGGCGGAGAGGGCCGGAGGGAGGGCGGCGGCCGAGTCGCCGGAAAGCAGCAGCTCATGTCCAATCGAGTAAGGCTTAAGCGCCAGCCTAAGCAGTCTCACCGTCGGCGGCCGCGCCGCCCGGGCGAAAGCCGCGTCGTGCATAGGAACTAAGCCAGGTAGGTGACCGCCGTGGTCGCCGCGGTCTGCTGCGCCGAATTTGCGTACTTCCGCAATTTGATCGTCGCGCCGCCGTGCTTGGAATCCGACAAGTCAATGGCCGTCCCACCGATGTATTGCCAAGTGGCATTCATCCAGGAGAGATCGAAGCCGCTCAGCACCACCGGGGCATAAGGAGCCAGGAATATCGACGCCGCTTTGGCCGCGGCCACACTGGCCCCTGTCAGCTTCACCGTCACATCGAGGATCACGTGCTCATCGCGAGGCACCCAGGTAGCGGCCAGGCCCGAGGCATCCTTGATGATTTCTTCCTCCCAAGCATGGGCCGCCTTGAGAGCTTCATTCGTGACGCCGGCGTAAGCGTCCAACGCACCGACCGCCGTCTCGACCACCGCCCCGCCTTTGTAAGCAAATGACATATTGAAAACTGGTTGCTGGTTGCTGGTTGCTGGTTGCTGGTTATTCGCTGGCCGGCTTGGGATGGGTTACGGCCGAAATGATCTCCTGCAGGATGGGCGTATCCCAGTAGAGCGCCGCGCGCTCGGCATCTGTTCTGCACGCCCGATAGGCCGCCAGCGCCTCTTTGCGCGTCATTGGCTCTGTGGTGTTGATTGGTTCACTCATAAAACTTGGTCAGGGGTCGCACGCGAGGACCTGCACGAGGCAGGCTGCGGTGTTGGCTTTGGCGTAGATGGTCACTGCGGGATCTGGCGGAATGAACGCCGCCCGGTTGGGACTGAGCCGCGCGAAGACCTTCGCTCCCGCGTTATCCGTCGCGAGCTGGACGTAGTTGGTGGGGTCCGTATTGATGACCAGCAGCAGGTCGGCCGTCGCCACGGTGCCCAGCGGCAATGCCGCCCAGGCGGTGCCCACCGATTGCTGGGAACCCGACAGATTCGACCCAGCCAGGTTCTCTGCGAGATTCACCTGCGCTTGGAGCGTCTGAGTGCCCTTGTTCAGGCTGAACTGGAGCACGGTTCGTTTTTCCTGCGACATTCAAGAGCCGCAAAGCGTCAACGGATAGCCGGGCTCTTCTCTCTCTCCCCGCGGGAGAGGGCTGGGGTGAGGGCGGAATGGCCGGGACTTTGGACTCAGTCCACATCCGAAGGCGCGCAATCAATCTCCAGCCGGACGGTCTCCGTCCAGGCCGCCAGGTCGCCCTCGACGATGCCCGCCTCGCCCCCGGTGTGCCGCACATCTAAGATAGTGAAATCAGCCAGGTCGGCGTAGTTGGGGTCGGTGGCCGCCAACGTCCGCGCGGCCACGGTGATTTGCGCCGCCATTTTCTTGGAATCCCACGCGCTGCCGTCCGCGATGGTGTAGAGCGCATCAATAACCTCGGCCACCAGCTCATCGCTATCCGCCGGCGGATCGGCCTCGCCCGCCCCGACTTCCACCGACGCCGGCGTCTTCACCTGCAGCGCCATTTGCACCGTGTAACACCCCGTGTTCCGGATCGTGGTGTAGGACTCTGAGTAAGCGATTACCAGTGGCAGATCCTTGTTCCCCGACCGCTTAGCCGGCACCACCTGGCCCGGGCCGCCAACCTCGCACGCCACCAGGTAAGCCACGAAGGCACGATCGCACTTGGAAAGGATTCGATGAAAAGGCGCCGGCATATCAGAAACCGCCCAAGGTCAACCCGTGCCGGCGTCGGCACGTCCTATTGCTGCTGCTCATTAAACGCCAGCACGTCCTCCACCATTTTCTTCTCGAGATAGTCCATCATGGATTGGGTTTCCTCCGAGAAGGCCCGCTCCAACGCTTGCGAGGCATGCCGGGAGAGCGCCTGGCCGTCCTCGTCCTTTTTGGTATGCGCGAAGTTGGTAATCGAGCCGCGCACAATCCCCACGGCCGCTCCCGCTCCCCAAGCCGGCGCCGCGGTGCCCTTGGCGCGCCCATAAACGCGAGCATCGCCGCCCGTTTGTGGGGCCCCGGCTTTATCCGCCAGCGGGGCGAGCAATTTGATGCCGTCGAGCCAGCCGGCCGCCAGGAAGCCCCGCGAACGCTGCCGCATCGCGACCAGCTTCCGGATGGCATCCTCCATTTCCTTTGCGTCCAGCCCGGGTTTCCCCGCCAGCCGGCGCCGCGCCATGATGATCAGCATCGCCAGCGTCTTGCCGTCGGCCCGCCCAGAGGATGATCCCTGGTAAACGCGCCGCAGCCGCACCACCTTGCCGCGCGCGTTCTTGCCGATCATCGTCACGATGGTGCCCAACTCCCTCGCGATTTTGGTTTTGTCCGCGCGCGGCGTGTACCAGCACGCGCGCCGGCCGATGTAATAGAGCTTCGTGTCGATCACCTTCTCCGTGGTCCGGGAGGTGCGCTGCGCGTAGGCCACCAGCGTCCGATCAAACTGAGATTGGTCCCACGTAACGCTCACTATGCCTTCGGGTTTCGGCCTTCGGCCTTCGGGCTTTCCTACTGCGTCGGGTCATTGCACTCGATCCGCAGAAACAAGCCGCCAGGCATCTGCTCCATCGTATCAATCCGGTAAGCGTTCCCAAGGTAGGTGATCTGCTGCTTGAGCTGGGGACCGGGAGTGGGGAAGACGCTGATTCGGACGATGAACTTCAAATCCGAGTGCAGCTTGAAACCGCCGGCCCCGAGGTCCTTGCCGCGCACGGCTGAGCCCGGCAGGATCGGGTAATCTTTTTTGTTCCAGGTGATCACCTGGGGCAGAGCCGCCTCGGCCTCGAGGAGCCCGGCATTGAATTCATCGAACACGCTCATAAATCAAAAAGCGCCGAGCGAACAGTGACGCCCGGCGCTGGGGAGGTACCGGAGCTATGACCCTCCGGGTAAGATTATTCCCGGCGATTGCCGCGCGCGGACTTAGCCGGCGCCGGATCGCGCGTCTCGGCCTGTGGCTCGCGCACTTCCACCTTCGTCTCGGCGCTCGGAGTCCCGGCTTCCGCCGGTTCCTTAAACTCGACCCCACGGCCAACCGAAATGATGTTCCAGGCCGTCGCGTCCGACACGTCCACCACTTCACCGGGCTTGGCGGCCACACCGCCGCCAAGCATCACCGGCTCCAGAATTCGTAGCTTCATATTTGGGCGGTTGAGGATTGGCGCTCGACGCCGAATGATCCGCACCCGCAGCGGCGTCACTTATACTTCGCCGGCAAGATCAGCGAGAGGGAGTAGATGTACTCCGGCGACGCTGTGCCGCCGATGGCGTTGGTGGTCCGCAGATAAGCATAGTTCTGCACCGGGCCGACCAGGGCCACGGCGATAGTCCCCCTGCCCGTGGCCGGGTAGTTGGTGGTGACCGAGGCCACTGGCGAGAGCGTGGTCCACGTGCTGCCGTCCGTCGAGGACTGCAGGGTGCAGGCCAGCGTCGGGGTGGTGCCGGCGACGTTCGTCGCACTCAGCACCATGTAGGCATTGCCGAGCCAGGCGCCGTTGTTGGTGAACGTGCCGCTGGTGCCAGAGGCCGTGATGTCATTCCCCGAAACCAACTGCCAAACTCCAGGGCTGTCCCCCAAGGTTTGCTGGGCCGACGCGGTGGTCGGCAACATGGCGACGGAGGCGAGAAGGGCCATCGAAACGACAGCCGCGATATTTTTAAAACGGTTTTGCATAAAAACTAGAACTAAGATTTTGTTTTGGTCGTGCCGGGGGACTTTCGAGGCCTGCCCCGGCTATTGGTTGAATTGATTACTGAGCGGCGCTATCAGTGGAGGCCGCGAACGATCCCACATGCCGGATGCCGACATCCGCGAGCATGTTGATCGTCACCTTGATCTGGTGCTGGTCCGCCAGCGTGTAGGGATCGACCACGACGTCCATCCCGATCCAATCAGCGATGATGAGGTCCGCCCAGTTGCCGAAGATCATCTTGTCTCCGGCGATCTGCTTGGTGACCACCGCGCGGTAGCCATTCACTTCGCCTTCGCCCGGCTTGCTGCCGTTCTCCCAAATGAAGACCGGGTAAGTGCTGCCGACTTTCGGAGCGGCTTTGAGTTTCGCGCGCGCATTCGGCGTGGAAACGTAGGCCATGGCGCCCAGCAACGCGTTCGCGTTTGCAACCTGCGTTTCAAACGCCAGCGTGTGCGCCCAATCGGCGGCGGCGCCGAAGGTTACCGAGCCAATGCCCGGGGTTGCGAGGATGCCCAGCGGCTGCCCGCCGGCGCCCGTCCCGGCCAGGCCGGCCAGGTCGATGGCTAGAGCCAAAACGCGCGCGAAGTCCTCGCGAACGAGGCCCTCGACATCCACCGAGGACTGCGCCAGGAGCATCTTGCCCAAAGCGGTAACGGCGGAGAGCCGGTGCGGAGAGAGTCCGACCTGCCCGAAGGTGAGGTTGCTGGTGGTCGTCTTGGCATTCTCAGCCACCCAGTAAGCGGTTGCGCCGCCGTTCTGGCTGGGGATGGCCACATCGCCGACCAGGCCGCCCAACTTGCGCGCGCCGAGTTCAAAGCAAACAGCCATATTGCGCAGCAGCTCGATCAAACTCGAGCCGAGCACATCGGTTTGGACGGTGTAACCGCCCAAATTGCCCGTGCCCTTGGAGAGGTCCCGGAGCATGGCGGCCATCTGCATCAGCTCGCGTTGTTCGCGCGTGCCGTGAACGATTTCGTTCGGGATGAAGAATCCGGCGGCGCTGCGGCCGCAGACTTTGCCCACGGCGTCGGAAGCTTCCTTCTCGATGCCATCGACCGCCTGGTGATTGGCCATGCGGTTGAGCGCGCGGACCAAACTCCAGCGTTTCACTTCCTTGTTGGACATGCCGATGTCGCCCAACTGGCGCAGTTCATCACCCGTGGGGGCGGTGATCGGCTTTGCCGAAAACTTGGTTTCGAGGATCCACTTCCGGAAGGCTTCCGGAGAGGTGCCGTCATTGACGGCCGTGAGGGCCTCGGCATTGCAATCGAACTGGCGGCCCAGCGCGAAAAGTTCGCCGGCGACTTTCATCGCGGCTTTGCCGGCCTCAGCTCGCACGACCGTCAGGTCGGGAGTGGCAGCGGCCGTGGCGGCGCCGCCGCCTGCCGGAGCAGTGAGGGCGGGAGCCGGGTCGAGTAACAGAGAGGATCGGTTCATATTTTGGATGTTCGGAGTCCCGGCTTTAGCCGGTGCCCCTTGGCTATTGGCGGGGGGCGATTGGCGATCTGCCATCCCCTCCACCGTGGTATCGAAATTTCCTGCGGCAGCTTCCGCGCGCCCGACGCCGACGGTGTTATCCGCGGGGACTGGTACGAGCGACACTTCGTATGGCTCCCAATTGACAGCGCGCAGGGTTTCCACGCCCTCCTCGATGCTATCGGTGACCATCTTGTGAACCCGGTAGCCGATTGAGACCAGCTTGCGGATGCCATCCTTGACATCCTGGAAGACCTCTTCGGCCCGGGCCGATTTCCCGAATCTGACCGTGGCCCGCAGCCTTTTATCCTTGAGGCTGGCGGACTCGACGACGCCGACCTGGTCGGCCGTGTCGTGATTCACCAGCAGCGCCGCTCCGGAGTTCATCCGGCTCAAGTCGCAGCTCTCGGGGGAGTGATCCAGAATCTCCTGCCCAAACCATCGTGCTACCGGCAGCTCGCTCGAACAGCTCATCTCGACCGTGCGCGCCTTTTCGTCGATAGCCCCACGTTCAAACGTGAGCGACCGAAAAAGCATGCCGGTTTTGATCGTCTTGCTCGTTGCTGCCATGTCGAAACTCGACAGCCGTCAACGGTTTGGAGTCCCGGCTTTAGCCGGTCAGGCCGAAATGGCTGGTGTGAAATAAGCCCCAACTTTTTCCTTGTTGAACAATACAAAGCAGCCCGTTTGTGCATCGGCTGCCCCGCCGTTGACCCCGCCCCAGACGTTGACCCCCTTCCTCAACCGATGCCAGACGACATCCCAAACAACGAACCGGACATCCTTGTCGCCGGCGACACTGCCACCTGGCGCCGACACCTCCATAATTACCCCGCCACGGGCGGTTGGGTCATCAGCTATGCGCTGGTGCAGCAGCAGAGCGGCCTGCAGATACTCATCACCGGCACCGCCGATGGCGACGATCACCTGGTCAACGTCCCGCCGAGCCTCACCGTGGACTGGTCAGCTGGCGACTATACCGGCGCCGGTTATTGCAGCAACACGACGACGGGCGACCGTTTCACTATCTGGCGAGGCACGATCAAGATCGCGCCCAACTTGGCCGGCGCCGATCAAGGCGATCCCCGCACCCATGCCCGGAAGGTGCTCGATGCCATCGGAGCCGTCCTCGAAGGCCGCGCGGGTCAGGAGGTGCTGGAAATGACGATCGAGGGCACCATTCTGCGCAAGGCCACCGTGGCGGACCTGCTGCTGCTGCGCGACCGCTATGTAATCATCGTCCGCGGCGAAAACGACCGGGAGAAGATCGCCAGCGGCCGTCGCACGGGCCGGCGCATCCTCACCCGCTTCAAAGGCGCCGATCAAGGTCGTTGGGGCATCGGCGACATCCGCTAAATCCTAAATGAAATTCTCCCTCTCGCTTGGCAGCTTCAACCTATCCGTCGGCAAGAATGTTCCGGCCGCCACCGGCAAGCGCAGTTTCGCCGCCGGCAGCATCAACCGCCTGACGAGCGACTGGTCCACCACGGTGACCAGCGCCGATGTCGAGGCCCGCAACGACGTCACCAAACTTCGCAGCCGGTGCCGCGAGCTCGAGCGGGACGATCCTTATGCGCGCCACTATTTCAAGCTGCTGCGCAATAACGTGCTCGGGTGGCAAGGGATGCGGTTGGAAATGAAGGTCAAGGACCCCAGCGGCTCCCTCGACATCGAAGCCAACACGATGATTCAAGATGCCTGGGAGAAGTGGGGCAAAAAGAAGAACTGCACCGTGCAGCGCAACCTGAGCTGGCGCACCGTCTGTTGGCTGGTCATCACCGCGCCGGCTCGTGACGGTGGCGTCCTGCTCCGGAAAGTCCGCGGCTTCGACAACGAATTCGGTTTCGCCCTGCAGCTTTTGGAAATCGACCTGCTCGACGTTTATTACAACGTCCCGAACTGCGGCCGCGACCAGGGCAGCCCCGGCAACGAGATCCGCATGGGCGTCGAGCTGAACCAGTGGAAAGAGCCGGTCGCGTATCATCTCTGGACTCGTCACCCGGGCGATTACAACAGCGCCTCCGGCTTCAAACGCGAGCGCATCCCCGCCGCGGACATTATTCACCTGTTCATGCCCGACCGTGTCATGCAGACCATCGGCACGCCCTGGATCACCAGCGCAATGCTCCGCCTGAACATGTTGAACGGCTATGAGGAAGCAGAGTTGGTAGCCGCGCGGACCGCCGCCTGCAAGGGCGGTTACATCACGAAAGAGAAACCCGAACAGTACACCGGCGACGACGTGGACCATGAAGGCAACCAGGTCGAGGAAATGGAGCCCGGCGTCGTCCGCGAACTCGACCCCGGCCAGGGCTTCGTCGAGCACGACCCGAAGCATCCGAACACCGCCTACCCCGCTTACATCAAGCAAGTCCTCCGCGGCGCCGCCGCCGGCATGAGCGTGAACTACAACACGCTGGCTAATGATTTGGAGGGCGTGAACTATTCGAGCCTGCGTGCCGGCACCCTAGAGGACCGCGAAGAATGGATGATGGTTCAGGAGTGGTTTGCGGAGGATCTCTGCGACGCGGTTTTTGAAGCCTGGCTACCGATGTCAATCCTCTCCAACCAGGTCGCGCTGCCCATGGCTAAGCTCGACAAGTTCATGGCCCAGACCTGGCAAGGCCGCCGCTGGCCCTGGGTGGACCCGCTGAAGGACATTCAAGCGACGGTGATGGCCATTAACAACCGGCTGGAGTCCCGCACCGGCGCCGCCGCCGACCAGGGCAACGATCTGGGCGAGCTGTTCAACCAGATCGAAGCCGAAGAGGCATTGGCCAAAGCGAAGAACGTCGAACTCCCCGCCCTGGGGAGCCAGCCGCCGGCGGACATCGAGGACGATGACACCCCGCCCAAGAAACCGGTCAAGGAAGGCGAAGAAGCCCCCGAGGGCGGCCTGCCCCCCGTCCCTAAGAAGCCTTCCAAGCCCAAAAAGTGACCCCGGGGTCACTTCGCTGCCGCATGACCCAAATCACCTTCGACCAGCGCGTAAACGAGTGGGAAGACAAGGCGATCGACGCCGACGGTTGGTGGCAGCGCCCGGACCTGGCTCCCGGATCGGCCTGGTGGGCCCGGGGCACTGACGACCAGATCGCCTGCCTGAGATTCGTCTGTCCGTGTGGCTGTGGTTCCGTCGGCACGTGCCCGGTCAAGCCAGGCTTCGGCAGTGGCCACTGGACCTGGGACGGCAATGAAACCCTGCCCACTCTCTCACCGAGCATTTTCAAGCTCAGCGGCTGCCGCTGGCACGGTCACCTGGTGAAGGGAGTCTTTGTGCCTTGTTGAACTAAACCAGGCCACGGCCAGCCAGGCAAACAAAGCAACGATGAATCCCACCCTGAGCATCACGCGAAAGCTCGAATCGTTTTCTTCGGTCGGCGAGCGCCGATAGGTTTCCTTTGGTTGCCCGCGGTGCGGTGGTTCTGGAACAAGTCGGCCCATATCGTCTAACTGGTGCGTGTGCGTGTGCTTCGGAAATCCGGGCTGACGACAATCGCACCCTACAAGAACCACGCTCACAGCTTCTCCGCCCGAACCATCAGCCTGTCCTCATCGCGTGTAAAGATTATCCGATACATAGGCGGAAACATACCTATCGGCACTGGTTCAAACAACTCAGAGAGGGCGGTGTATTCGAAGCAGTCGTTCCAATAAAGCTGCTCGCATCTCACAACCACGACTTGGGCCATCAGCGGGAGCAAAAGCTTCCAATCTTCCATCGTTGCCCAAGCGACCGTGAATCGCCCCAAGCGCCGGGACAGTTGTTGAGCCTTGGCTATTGGCTCTTGGCGATTAGCGATCATAGTCTCCCCGCAAAAAAGAGCACTGGCTCCAGCCACTCTTTCCAAGCCGCGCGCCGCTCAGCCGTCCAGAACCGCGTCAGGTCGGGCCCCGCGGGATCTGGCAGCCTCCGAATGCACGAATCAAACCCGTCCAACCACTTCCTTGGCGATTCCGTCACAGGCCCGTCGCTCTTGAGCGCATTGTTTTCGCCCTGGCTGAGCCGGATTTGCTGCCGCAGCTCGGCGACCGGCAGATTCTCGTCCACGACCTTATCGAGCCACTTGTCCTGCTCTTTCGCCGGCAGTGGCGCAACTTCCGCGTGTTTCGACCAGCCCACTGTGTCACGACGTCGTGACAGTTCTACGTGCATGGACACCCAAGCCAGGTTGCGCAGTGTGCCATAATTGATGCCGTGCGACTCCGCAAATTCCTTGAGCGCACCCCGCCGAGGCCTTGGCGATTGGCGATTAGTGCTCGGCGATTCCCCATCGTCCTGAACACCTTCAAACTTCCGGAGGCCGAAAGCCGCCCAATCCCCGAGCCACCATTGCATGACCTGGTCCGCCCGGGTCAGCCGCCGCCCAATGGCCGCCCAACCGTCCATGTCGAGCGTTTCTGGCAACCGCAGTTCGACCGGCGTGAACTCCGCGCCGCGTGCGGCCAATTCTGATTCCACGTATTCAATCGCCAGCGTGTGGGGGGCAGAAGACTTGTTAGCCAGTCCGCTCTCCTGCGTCCACCTCTGCAACTGCCTGGATTGGCGTTCCTGGAATTCCTGCGCCTTGGGGCTCGTCCTTTTGAGAGCTCTCATGTTTTTCTGGGCCTCCGATTGCTGAGCCGGAACTTGTCGCAGGTGGCCTCGTCCCTCATGTAGCGCGACGGCGGCAATCCCAATGCCGCGCAGATCAAATGACATTGCTTGCTGACAGTCGCCCGGCGCACTCCCCATTGTTTGGCATACTCGGCCATCGAGACGCCTTCGGCAAAAGCGTCTCCGGTCGAAATGAGGTAGCATCCGAGGGTGAATTTGGAGTTGCGCGCCCCTTGCAGGAGCTGCAGGAACCGCCGGTAAAACTCTGACCGGGTAATCGAGGACGCCGCGGCGCCGTCCGTGCTCGCCCCCGAGGCCTCGACCGTGTTGGAACACTTCGGGCACACCGGATTAACCGCGCGCTGGCATCGCGGACAAAACGCCTCGAGGAAATGGTCGGCGGGATCGTCGCAGGCAGAGGCCACGGGTAAATCGGCAATATCGGCAATAGCACTACACATCTGTTGCCCGCCAATATCGGCGGTTCTCTCCCTGCCCGGTAGTCAACTGGTGGTCTTACCCACCAAAACCGCATATATTAGGAAATGTCACCGCCGCACCGCGCCCACACCCGGCTCCGCCGCCCGCTGAGTCCACGCGAACGAGAGATCGTCGAACTCCAGCGCGCCGGCCTCTGCCAGAAAGAAATCGCCGTCCAGCTCGGCATCGCCCTGGCCACCGTCAAAACCCACTTCACCCGCGCCTTTGAAAAGACCGGCGCCCGAAACAGCCTCGAACTCCAGCAGCTCATCCGCTGTCGCGACTGCGTCCGTCTGCAGCCCATAGCCAACAAAATCAAAGCCATTCTCGCCATGAGCGACCACGCCGTCGCTTTCCAAAAATGCTGGCCCCCTCTGCGCTGACAGCCCCAGGGCCATCCAGCCCGGAAATCCCGTAGATCACCGTTTCCCTCGAAAGAATCCTTCTCAGGATTCGATTAGAGGCGTTTTTGCGGCTTGCTTGGGCATAGATGGTGGGGGTAAAACCAACGGAGTGGAACGCCGCGCCGCACCGGACCATGCATAGGCCAAGCAGCATCTGCGGCGGCGCCCCGGGAGGCAGGCCACCTGACCGGGCGGGGGACGAGAGGCACGAATACAGCACCCCCCGCCCGGGACCGCCCCGGCTCGGCTTGTGCTATAGTGTTTCTAAGGCTCGGCCCTGCGTGAGGGATAATCAGCCAAGAGGGAACATGTTCGGTGTAGCGATACGGTTCGGGCATGACCAGCCAGATGAGTATGGTAAGCTGGCGGACAGGTGTAACACGGCGAAACCACAAACGCGCCGACCTCTTGGACATCGGGTTAATCCCGAAGCCTACCCTCACTTCCTCCACGCCGAAACAAACCCGCCCCGTCCCGGCCGCCGCGGTCGCAGCGCTTTCGGAATCGGTTTGGCCGCCACCGGTGGCGTGGCCGGCGCTGCTGAACTTTGGCCCTTGGACTCGGGGCTTTGGACTTCTCCCCCTGCAGGCTTCAGCTCGTAAACCTTCACGACCGGTTCCGGCAGCCCGGCCGCCAAGTGCTTGGCGATCGCCGTCAGGTTCGGTTTGAGAATATCTACGCCCGCCAGAAAGTACTTCCGGATGTCCAGCGCCTCATTCCGCTCCCTCACCTTTTCGTAACGCGACACCACCACCCCGCGCACCTTCGACTTCTTGAGCACCTCGGCCGTGAGCTGAAGGAAATACTCCTCCGTAAACCCCTGCCCTTTCGGGTAGTGCATATACCGCGGCCCCTCTTCAGTAATGCGCAACCGTGCAAACAGCGTATCCTTGGCCTGCTTGTCGCAAACCGCAAACGTTCTCAATCTGTAGTGCTTGTTAAACCTTGTGGTGACGAGAATCGGTGAATCCCCCCCTACACCATATACGGGGAAAACCCTTACAACGCCCGACGCTTTGGCGAACTTCCGGACCTTGTGCGGTTTGTGCCGTGTATCGATCACCGTCGCCGTAATGGGCAGGACCGCCCCGTCCTCGCGCTGAT